ATGAGAAAACTCTTGAATATTTTATATGTGACAACGCCGGAAGCATACCTTAGTAAGGATGGGATGAATATCGTTGTTTCTGTCAAGCAGGAAGAATTGTTCCGTATTCCAGCCATTAACATAGAAGGTATTGTGACATTTGGATACATGGGGGCAAGTCCCGGTGTGATGAAATTGTGTAGTGACAATGGGATATCGCTTACATTTCTTTCTCCACACGGTCGATTTATCAGCAGGGTACAAGGTACAGTGAAGGGAAATGTATTGTTGCGCAAGAAACAATACCAATTGTCTGATGATGAATCGTGGTCATTGCATGTGTCACAACTGATGATTGGCGGTAAAATACAAAATTATCGTAATATATTGAGGAGATATATTCGTGATTATGGTGAAAATGAGGATGTCAATCGGGCGATATATGTATTGGAACATGCTAAACGTGATGTACTGGTGGCTCAAGATAAGACAACGTTAATAGGGTATGAAGGTATGGCTTCAAATGCCTATTTTGAAGTATTGCCTGTCTTGATACTTAATCAGAAAGTTGATTTCCCGTTTTATGGTCGTAACCGTCGTCCTCCTAAGGATGCAGTGAATGCTATGTTGTCTTTTGCTTATACTTTGATAGCTAATGATGTTTCTGCTGCACTCGAAACTATTGGTCTTGATCCATATGTAGGATTTCTTCATACACTTCGACCGGGGCGTACATCATTGGCTTTAGATATGATGGAGGAATTACGTGCTTATCTTGGAGATCGCTTTGTTTTGTCGTTGATTAACAAAAGGCAGATAACGGCTAAGGATTTTTTGTTTCAAGGTGATAATGGGGTTGTTATGACTGATAAAGGAAAGAAAATATTTATCTCTGCGTGGCAGGGTAGGAAACGGGAGATGATAATTCACCCTTATCTTAATGAAAAGATAGAAATAGGACTTCTGCCTTATGTACAAGCTATGTTGATGGCAAGATATATTAGGCAAGATATTGATAATTATCCAGTGTTCCTAATAAAATGATTTGTAATTATGTACATTCTTATAACTTATGATGTTGATACTACGAGCAAAGAAGGGGCACGTCGTTTGAGGTGTGTGGCTAAAGCCTGTATGGATTATGGACAAAGGGTACAGAATTCAGTCTTTGAGTGTAAGGTGACAGAAGCACAATATTGTCTCTTGAAAGAACGAATCAAAAGTCTTATTGATATGTCTCTTGATAGTATTAGATTTTATGTTCTCAGTAAAAATGAAAATAATAGAGTGGAAGTGGTAGGTGTTGAGACTGCTTATAAAATAAATGATGCTCTTATTATATAATGTTTGCGAATATGTAGTGTTACAAAAAAAATAGTAATTTCGCAGGTGTTAAAAATCAGTAGATTAATTTATTTATAGAGCAGTTTTGGGTTGTGAAATCGAAAAAGTAGTAACGATTCGCATAATAATTGATTAAACTTGCTGGCTGATAATATGTTATCCAGCATAGGGTCACACCTCATGTAGGTGTGTGGATTGAAACCATTCGTTGTCTAGTTTTGCCCCTTCTGTGTCCACGTCACACCTCATGTAGGTGTGTGGATTGAAACATGTTCTTCGGAGGAATGCGATTATACAACAGTGTCACACCTCATGTAGGTGTGTGGATTGAAACATTATACATGACTTACAATGTCCACATGGAGCAGTCACACCTCATGTAGGTGTGTGGATTGAAACAAAAATGCAAACTAATCAGGAGAAAATTAACAAAGTCACACCTCATGTAGGTGTGTGGATTGAAACCAAAGCAGATCACAAGGAACGGCATAAAAATCAAGTCACACCTCATGTAGGTGTGTGGATTGAAACAAATCACGATAAGCACAAACACGAATAGTAGTAGTCACACCTCATGTAGGTGTGTGGATTGAAACTCCCATTGAGACCAGCGGAAAAAATCCTGATAGAGTCACACCTCATGTAGGTGTGTGGATTGAAACTGAATAGGAGAAGCAGCAGAAGCCGGAGAAGAAGGTCACACCTCATGTAGGTGTGTGGATTGAAACCAAGATAGCCGCGCGAAACGAGGCGTTCGGGCGTGTCACACCTCATGTAGGTGTGTGGATTGAAACGTGTAAAACAAGTTTGAAAACATTGAAATTATAAGTCACACCTCATGTAGGTGTGTGGATTGAAACATTCATATTCAGTATTATTATTCATTAAAAGATAAGTCACACCTCATGTAGGTGTGTGGATTGAAACTTAAACTCGCAACAACAGCGAAATAACAAGTAAAGTCACACCTCATGTAGGTGTGTGGATTGAAACAACGAGTACAGACCCGACCGGACTAGACACTACCGTCACACCTCATGTAGGTGTGTGGATTGAAACATTTCATTACCTAAACTCTGCTCGTCAATGCTAGTCACACCTCATGTAGGTGTGTGGATTGAAACACCGTTTACAAGAAAACGACTGCTGAAAATGTGTTGTCACACCTCATGTAGGTGTGTGGATTGAAACAAGAATTTCTATGCAAATACACAAGAAGATAACTGTCACACCTCATGTAGGTGTGTGGATTGAAACAATCTGCAAAAAGTGCAATGGGATTTACGAATAAGTCACACCTCATGTAGGTGTGTGGATTGAAACTTCGTAAACGTTTAAAAAACAATTCAATATCACGGTCACACCTCATGTAGGTGTGTGGATTGAAACCCGTGGTTATGCTGGTTATGCTCGTGAAGCTGGGTCACACCTCATGTAGGTGTGTGGATTGAAACAAAAGTGGAAAGAAATTACTCAGTCTGTAGATAGTCACACCTCATGTAGGTGTGTGGATTGAAACTGAGCAGTTCCAACATTAGAAGAATCCATACCTAGTCACACCTCATGTAGGTGTGTGGATTGAAACGTAAAACATCTTGCGGACTCGCCGCTGTTTTTTGTCACACCTCATGTAGGTGTGTGGATTGAAACTTTTCCATAATAAATAATATTAATAAGGCATGCCGTCACACCTCATGTAGGTGTGTGGATTGAAACATGTTTAACTGCTTCTTGCAGTCCAAAGAAGAAGTCACACCTCATGTAGGTGTGTGGATTGAAACAGACCAAGCAAGAATTTCAGCCGGAGACTGTAAGTCACACCTCATGTAGGTGTGTGGATTGAAACAATACTTGTTTTTCCATAACAATAAAATTTAAATGTCACACCTCATGTAGGTGTGTGGATTGAAACATATGGTATAATAGCCATACGAATGAAGAAATAGTCACACCTCATGTAGGTGTGTGGATTGAAACAGTAAAACATTGGTTCATTTCAGAATTGGGGCACGTCACACCTCATGTAGGTGTGTGGATTGAAACATTGGTTTGCCTCCTCTTCCGATTGCCGCGATGTGTCACACCTCATGTAGGTGTGTGGATTGAAACATGGATTCCCCAATTCAATATCGCTGATTCTGTGTCACACCTCATGTAGGTGTGTGGATTGAAACTTTCGGAAATACCATCTAGTGAAGACCGAACAACGTCACACCTCATGTAGGTGTGTGGATTGAAACCTAGAAAGGATCAGAAAAGAAACAGGTAAATCAGGTCACACCTCATGTAGGTGTGTGGATTGAAACACAAGGTAACGACTTCGACTTAAATCTACAGACAAGTCACACCTCATGTAGGTGTGTGGATTGAAACTCAATCACATCAGCTTGCAGTGTCAGATAGTTAAAGTCACACCTCATGTAGGTGTGTGGATTGAAACTTTACCATGATTCCATATCTGCTATTTCTGTTATAATGCTAGTTGACTATTGGGTGGGTAAGATTCCTAATTATTCTTTTACGCTTCTTATGGCAGAGGGAATATACAGTACTTATTCGCATATTTCTTTCATCTCCAATTTTAAGCGGATTATTTGATTTTTGTTATTATTTATAACTAGCTGTTTTTTGTTTGCTATAAAAGTAATTAAAATGATTCAGATTATCAAAGAAGATGTTTTTCAGTATGTATAGTTAAAAGAGTAGTTCTTATAATTTCTCTTCTCTTTATAATTTTCTCCCTCTCTCACCCCCTCAAACTCTTATAGATGAGAATAAATTGAAGTACAGAGATTGCATCAGTACTAAATGGTGCACATAAGCTTCATATAAGATTAAACAATTTCCGGGTTGATCCCAATACTTAGAAGATCATTGGGCTATTCAATTCGAAGGATAGCAGCGATACCAGTAATTATCACAGCTACAGTCTGGGTAATGAAAGTATGACAGCCTATCAAAGAGCCAAGTCAGGACGAAGAGTCTTGATAACGGCTCTTTATTTTTTTTCTTCTCATTTTCCTTATCACTCTTCTCACTTCCCTTTCTTCTCCTTCCCTCTTCACCTTAAACCCTTATATATGACAAAAATAAGAATAAAAGACAAGAGAAAAAGAATATATTATTAACCAACAACAAAAACCAAGAGAAAAATGAAACATTTAATGAAAGGAATCAGAATCGCAGCATACATTGCTGAGATCATCGTGGCAGGTTCAACTATTGTGGAACTTGTAGAGAAATACAGCAGCAAAAGGAAGAAAAAGGATGCTGCAAGTAAAGTTGATACAGGCAATGTAGCAACTGAAAACCCATAGAACGTCTAGTGAATGGATTATGATAAGGCACAGGACGTAATTATAACAATCCTTGAGGTAACCACATCCATACTCAAGGGAATAAAGAAGCTAAGAGGAATATTTGTAAAAGCAAAGAAATGAACCTCTTGGCTTTTTCTTTTATCGGATTTTATTAACTAATTAAAAACTATAAAAATATGGAAACAACCAATTTATTATTACCATCCACAAGGAGGACAAGAATGGGCATGATCAACCCAACCTTTATCGAAGATGCAGTAATCGTATCAGAAAAGGAACAGGAGAAGGAACATCCCAATTTTATTGAATCAAACACTTCAGGCATTACACTTGAAGAACTGGAAACGAACTGTATTGTACCCAGCTTTGGAGACAATCAGCTTACAATCAGCCACCAGACTTTTATACATCGTATCGAGGAGGCGGCATGCATGTTTTTTGCAGGAGAAACTTTCGGTAATACGGAAATCAGAGTCTCACACAAGATTTTAGGCAGACATCCTTCCGCACTGACAAAGAGGAAGGAAGAACTCAAACCTGAAGACGAAACCATCTATTATCAGAGAATGGCATTCTGTTTTCATATCCGAACCATATGTCGGGAAATGAACGGTGAGGAAGTGCATCTTTGTATCGGCGGCGTAAGAAGCCTGAACGAAGAGAACCTGTACGGAAAAAAATCCCCTGAAAAATTTAAAATCTTTATCGGATGGAGAGTCAGGGTATGCAGCAATCTTATGCTGACATGTGACGGCTTGACAGGACGTTTGGAAGTGATGGGCGATACGGATATCTATATAGCCGCACTAAAACTGTTCCGGGAATTCAACCCCGAACAAAATCTGAGGCTTCTTGAGAATCTGGGAAGAACAATAATATCCCAGGAACAGTTCTGCCAAATAATCGGACGTTTACGACTTTACCAGGTATTACCGGCATCACAAATGAAAGAATTACCGAAAGTTATCTTAGGTGATTCAAACATCAATGCAGCCACCAAAGGCTATATTGACAACCCTAACTTCGGCTTACGCGGAAGAGCAAAAATTTCATGCTGGGACCTGATGCAGCTTCTTAACGAGGCGGCCAAACAGTCCTATATTGACAAATTCCTCGAAAGGAATCAGAACGCCACAGACTTTGCAGTGGGCATTCAGAAAGCCTTGAGAGGGGAAGACACTGAAAATTACGGATGGTTTCTGAGATAAACCGGAACATCTAAAAATCCTATGAAGGGAGAAAGATCTAAAAATAACAAACAAGGTCTTTCTTCCTTCTTTTGTTGAATTAAAATCAGAAAGGAGAAAATATATGAGCGTAACATGTATACAGGACATATACCATTGTGACACCTGTAAATCAGCACTAGACGAGCACGGAAGGAATTGCAGGCACGGGATGTTATTTCCCCTGCTTCTTTTAATGGGAAACTTTAAAAAGTGCATGAATTATGAATTTGATACGGAGAAGGTGGAACTTCAGTTGCTAAGAAAAGAAAATGAAAGGACAGAGCACACCGGTGAGTAAAACGGGAATGGTTCTGAATAAAATGGAAAGGAATAAAGTATGGCACATTACACCTTCGATATAATCAAATATACCTTAATTACCGAAGAGGGGGAAACGTACAAGGACTTCATAGAAATGATGCCCTCGCTGACAGTACAAGCAACAAATTATATTGCAGCCACTTTAAAAGCCGAAAAGGCATATCCGTCAGATAAATATGTACACCAGCTCATTGATACTGACGCAGAAAAATGGCCGGTCAATGCAACTATATTTTAACTAAAAACGAATCAGAAAGAAAAATGGAAAGATTTGAAATTGAAAACAGCAGAGAGTTCAAGGCGGCACAGGAATTGGCAAGGGCCTTGAATGATTACGGGTGGAATGAAAAACGATTCGCACTTGCAACGACAACATTTCACCAAACCCTACAACAGACATTATTCAGGACTATTGTAGAGATATTGAAAGTGTATGCAGATCCTCAAAGAAGGACGGACCTAAGAAATGAAGCATCAAAAGAAGGTGCAAAAAAGTTAATGGAAGTGCTGGAAGAACTACATATTCCATTCATTTGAGAGACGGTTGAAACATACCGGAATTATATCTGAGGAGGATATCACAATCAACGTGGTGTCCTCCTTTTTTATTTACCAACATTTTAAAACAAGAAAGATTATGTTATACTACAAATTTAAAAATTATGAAGAATTCAAGGACATGTTTGGAATTGTCAAGCATGGAAACGGGGTATGCAGCAGAAAAAACAAGATACTGCTGGCATATATCAGGAACAAGAGATTACTGCATGAAGCAATAGAGACAAACAATTATACGCTGCTTCATATTTCCTCAATGGCGGAATTGAAGAAGACCATTACCCGGACAATAATTATAAGCGGGCACTCAGATATGTCATTACGTTATGTCTTGGAGCTGGACGGAGACTTCTTTTACTCCAGGAACTTTGAAACGGACGAACTGAAAGGGCTGTGTAAAGACGGGGATACCAGATCAATCCGCTACATTAACCATGAAAACGGAGGAAAGGTGTTTAAAATGAAAGCGGGAAAACTCTACCGCTCGCTCATACTGGAAACAGAATTCGGCAGAACCCTCCCTGAACAGATAGTGACTTATCTGTGCGAGGAATTCTCGGCGGACTGGCAAGGGTATACTCACGGCAGGTTACCGAAGAATAAACTGCATGTTGACAAAGACTTTGAGAGAATCTATTCATCAGACTGCTGTAAAGGAGATTTTCATTCCTGCATGGTAGACAGGAAACTGCATTATTTCTATACGAATTCAGTCGATGCAAGCGCGGCATACCTGATCAATGAAGAAGGAAAGGTGACAGCAAGGTGTGTCATCTACAACAGGGTTACAGACCAGAATGGAAAAATATGGAGACTGGCGGAAAGACAATACGCTACCGATGAGAACAACACCCTCAAACGTGCTTTAATAGATGCTCTGATAAAGGGAGGACACATTGACGGTTACAAGAAAGTTGGTGCCGGATGTGGTGATTCAAGAGCTTTTGTTGACCTGGAGGAGAATTCATTGTCAGACAGGAAATTCAGGATAGAATGTGACCTGGACTATGACGATACCCTAAGCTATCAGGATTCATTCAAATGGTACAATCAATCCGGGAGGACAGCGGACAATTACGGAAGTGGCGACATCGCACTTGATATTACTGACGGTTCTTTGAATGGTGAGGGGGAATACGATGATTTCCATGAATACAATTGTCGTGAAACCACCACCGTATATTATCATGGGCAGGAATATTATTGTGATGTAGAGAATCTGGGAGAATTTACATGGATAGAAAAACTGGAAGAATACCACCATGACTCCGACGTACTATCATGCTCCGAATGTGAAGAGGATTTTCTGAAAGAGGATAAATACTATTCAGAAATAACGGAAGAGGACTATTGCTGTGAAGAATGCCGGAAGAAAGCGGAACAGACATACAAAAAGGAAAACTGGCATTATTCCGATTATGATGAGGAATACTATGAGCATGCAGAAGACATAACCATATATCAGGTATGGAACGATATCCTCTGTGAATATGAGACAAAAACAATATCCGTAGAGTCAGCACAAAGACTGCTGGAAGCGGAAGAACTTCATAAATTGAACGGCAAACTTTATGACGGGATAGATGAAGAAACAGGACTGCCTTATGCATACGAGATGAATGAAATAAATGTTTAACCCACAAAAAATAAGAATTATGGAATTGCTTAAGAAATTATACAAGGTTTATAGCCCGAGCGGAAAAGAACGGGCGATGATCAAGTTTATATGGAATTATACCAAGAGAATTCCCGGTATTAAAATAGAAACGGACATCACCGGGAACTTGTATATAACAAAGGGAGAGGCGGAATCATACCCTTGTATCGTAGCACATCTTGACCAGGTGCAGAGGTTACATTCAAAAGACTTCATGACTGTCGAAACGGGAGAAATCATATTCGGTTACAGTTCCCGGAATAAAAGACTGGAAGGACTCGGAGCCGATGACAAGAACGGAATATGGATAGCACTCAAATGTCTGAAAAAGTATGATACCTTAAAACTGGCATTCTTTGTCAGTGAAGAGGTGGGATGTGTCGGTTCAGGGAAAGCGGTGATGGATTTTTTCAATGACTGCCGATTTGTTATACAGCCTGACAGACGGGGATATCAGGATATTATTAATGAAATAGGTTGGACATCACTATGTTCTCCCGGGTTCCTAAAAGCTGCCGGATATAAAAAGTTCGGTTACAAGGAAACACATGGAATGATGACGGATGTGCAGGAACTAAAGGAACGGGGGCTTCAGGTCAGTTGCATCAATCTCAGCTGTGGATATTACGAACCACATACGGACCATGAGTTTACGATAAAGAAAGACCTCATGAACTGTCTGTCACTGGTAGAGCATATCATTGAGAATTGTACTGACACTTATCCACACCAGGCAGAAATACCGGGAAGACGAAGAGGTATCTATGATGAATTTGACGAAGCGACGGATGAAATATTTGCCCTGCTCGATCAGGGGGAGTTATGGAGTGCGGAAGACCTCTATTATATGTATCACTCCGTTTTCCCACAACTGGACATGGAAGACTATCAGAGAATATATACAGAATATTACAACTTAAATACAATCGAATATGGAAAACAAAAATTATGATCTGAAACTGGCAGGATATATATGGTCAATCCTAAAGACACAACCCGTTATAGTAATGTCATGGGGAGTAGATATGGATACGATAAAACCGGTCAAAGGCGGACTGGAATTTCATGTGCAGGGATTCAAGCATACGGGAATGGTGCGGATCATTCTCGATAAAGGAAAGGATCTCTTTGAAGTACATCTTATCCCCGATTCTGAAGGAGAAAGAAAAATAATAGAAGACGTTTACTTTGATATGCTCGTTTCTGTGATAGACGAGAATATAGAGAAAACGGATGATTATGAGAAGAGGATTTCTGATACATACGATATTATAGGGTATTAGGGAATCTCCGAGAAATTCAGAATTTAGAAAGACGGCTTTCTGTGAAAAAGTAGAGTTTATAGGAACTTGAAATCTCATGGAAAGCCTTTTTTTATGTAATAATATGAATGGTTCCATAGATTAGACGAGCATCTAGTCAGCGGAACCACTGTTAAAACTATTGAAATTTAAAATCAATGAACAATCAATATGTAGCTTATCTTCGGGTAAGCACACAGAAACAAGGATATTCAGGACTGGGACTTGAAGCACAAAGGGAAATTATACAGAAATATCTTCGTGACAAAACTCCGGTTGCTGAATTTGTTGAAATTGAATCAGGTCGAAAAAAGGACAGGCCCAAACTTAAAGAGGCATTAAGCCTTTGCAGAAAAACGGAAGCGACACTGATCGTTGCCAAATTGGACCGGTTGGCTAGAAATGTTTCCTTCCTGTCAAATCTTCTGGAGAATGATGTGGAGATCGTGTTTTGTGATTTCCAAAAAGCCAATAAGATGGTGTTGCATATCCTGTCGGCAATCTCACAATACGAAGCGGAACTGATAGCGGCAAGAACAAAATCCGCCCTACAGGCAAAGAAGGCAAGGGGATTCAGGCTGGGTAATCCGGAACACTTAATGGACAAACATGAACAGGCAATTCAGAACAGTATCAGAACCTGCAGGGAGAAAGCGGATAACAATCCCAATAACAGAAGAGCTGTCGCCATGTTGCGTACATTAGTAAAAGAGGAACATACTCTGCAGGAGATAGCGGATATTCTTAATAAAGAAGGATTTGTAACGTCTAAAGGATACAGGTTTTACAAATCAACGGTTTACAAATTAATCAGAAGGTATAATCTGAAATAAGAAAGTTTATAATCTGTTATATGACAATCAATGGTAACATGAGTTTTGGGTAACAGAAAATCTTTATAAGAAGAGAAGCTGAGGGATGCCCCGGCTTCTTTTTTTCTTTCTTCATCGGGTAAGTCGGAGACGGAGAGTACATGTATATGATACATAGCCGAAGGATGAAATAAAAAGCTTACAAAAAAATGTACTTCTATTATAAAATGTACACGATTTGCACACTTTTTTATAACACTTTTATTTCCTTCCAGGAGTTATGTATGTCATTACTCACTCCGTTCACTTACTCTTCGCCTTCGGCTAACCCCAAGAAATAAAAATGCCGTCAATCTTATATATGCAGATGTCGGAAATCTCGGAATTGTCGGGATTATACTCCTAATACGATACTGGCATCAATATTCAATTTCCGACTGCTCTCACGGGCTACTTTTAAGGTAGATTCGCATTTACCGGAAATATAGTCACTTGAAGCATGAAGGACTTACACCTATCAGTTTGTCCAGGGATTTTTTTTATACTTTCCATTTTGTATGGAGTTGCTGGAGAATGCTTGTCCGGAATGAGGTCACGAAAGGATATGCAGACAGTGAGCCTGATGTGTATAGGCGACACGGCAGTTCAATGTACACAGGCTTATTATGAAGACAGTCTTTAATGTGTATGGTAAGTGGATATCGTCCGATACAGGACAGCTTGATAGTGTTTCCTAAAACTATGTATCAGACTGTGACGAATGACAATACCATCATCCTGAAGAAGAAGTTTTGTGGGTTAGGCTTACAGGTAGAATTTTGTTATCCAGGCGGTCGGCATGTTAGGGTAGGAATAAGCTGTAATTTGATTATGTGGTAATGAAAAAGGAAATATAATACGCTAGTATTTGTAGATTACTTCTCTATTATTTTTTACAGCTGAATTATTTTTGGATATTTCACATATTATTTATAGTTTCGTATTTATATTTTAATCTCATCTTATGATGTAACTTATCTAAATTATATTGAAGGTATGAAATATATATGTTTATTTTTTTTTGTGTGTATTTCAATAATATCCAAAGCACAAACTTTAATTCTATCAGAAAATGATTCTACGGTTATGACAGAATATAAT